CCGCTTTTCTTTCTCCAGCATTTCTTCTCTAGCACGGAGATAGTCTTCTATCTCGGCTAGGGAAAGTTGCATATTGAAATCAAAGCCTAAAATTAGTCTTATATCGGCTAGGCGTTTTCTCGTCAAGAAACGGAGTGTATTGAGTGACCTCAATAGCACTCATTGCGACCTTGTAAGTCTTTTCGCATTTGGGGCATTTGAACTCCGCATAGGTTTCGACTTCAAAGTATTTCAAGATGGCTTGGTACATCAAACCAAGAACACCGAAATCTTCAATCTCAAGCAACTTCTTCTTGATGTCATCCGTATTGCCGTCAATGGAAATGATGTGGGCGGCAATGACATCAATGTTTTCGGACTTGCCTACTTCAATTCCGCTAATCGCTTCCACCGATGCATAGCCTAGTTCATAGACGTGTTTACCATCGTCAATAGTAAGTGGGTAGGGGTCATCATCCGAAAGGCTCGGCACTGGGGGAAAGTCTTTCATTTCCACAACCTTTGTGTGATGGTGTCCACATTCGGGGCAAGTCAATTTGAGAGTCCACGATTGCTTTGGATATGCGTGGAATGCAAGCATTGCCACAAGGTACTTCAAGTCGATAGGTACAAGTTTGCTTGCATCAATCTCATCGTTCACAAGAGTTTGGATGAGCTTACGGATGTCCATAAGGGTCGGTTCTGGACCCAAGTTGATGGCTTGTTCCGCATTGATTGCTTTCATCGTAAACGACTTGAAATCATACGGCTTGAAATTGGACGGGAGTTTGTTTACTGGTATGAGCATTATGGTTTCCTCGGTTGAAATTAAATTGCTCTTAAAGTTAAATCTACATCAAGAATTTCCGCTTGTCCATAGTTCACGGAATCGGGAGCTTTATAATTGGACAAGTAGCAATTCAGTTGGATTTTCTTGTCGGGATGACCCCAAGTAAGTAGGATGGGGTATCGTTGGTCAATATAATTCGGATGGACAGTCAATCGGTAAAGTTGTCGGAGCAAGTTTTCTTGCTCTGCGGTCACGATTGCCGTGATAGTGGCTTCTTGAGTCTTCAAAGAACCATCCACGATTACAAACGGAACAAGACCCCCGGCTTCCTTGATTACGATGCTATTCAAGGATTCAAAACCACGGGGGAACTCACACACTGTATCGTAGTGTGCCGTGTCCAAGTAGGTCGTGTCTATTGCTTCTTGTACGGAAAGTGCCATATCTACAATATAAATAAAAACTCCTTGGTGAGCAAACGAGCATCGCCAAGGAGTAGTCTTATTTAAGGCTCGGACACCGATTAGGTCTTGCCGTCCACGATTGCCCATCCGTGTGCGCGGATGTTCAACTTCACGGAGCCGATTTCTGCGGAATCCGATGTGTATTCGGGAGACTGCACGGTGTTAATCTGCACACCAAGGAGTGTATAGACAAGTTCCGAAGACGGTTCGCCACCACCAGACGAGTTGCCAAGAGCTTGAACGGTAATGCCGGAGAAAGTATATTCTTTCTTGTCATTGATGTTCCTATGCTCATAGTAGCCGGCCGTGTTGTTGGCTGCCGTGACGAGAGCCTTGAAGATTCTATGGTCCATGCTTTCATAGATGTCAATGTCTTGGGATTCAATGAATCGGTCTTGCCAAGCGGCTTGAGAGATATGCATACCCTTGACTTCGGCTTCCGCATATTCAACATCCAATTCAAATTGGAAATTGGAATGGCAAGCAAAAGACATCTGCTCCGGCACGGATGCCCCAATGGATGAGTCTCCTTGTGGGGCATTCTTAATCAACTCAACCAACTCACGACAGTTGCTAAAGTCGATTCGCCAGTTAGACGAAACCATATAGTTGTAGGCTTTAAAGTTTTCGCCCAAGAGTTCCGAAAGTCTGACATTCTGCGGCATATTTTAAGCCTCCTCTGCAAGGCTTACGGCAAGAGTTTGAGTCTGGCTGTAAGCGGTGATGTAAACATCCACAAAGCGGGCAACATCCTTGAATCTTACGGCATAGTCAAAGCGGAGAACTTCATCGCCGATGACATTCTTATCGGCAGAGACGATGCCTTCTTCAATGTATTTGCGAGTAATGAATGTTTGGTTCAACTGGTTCAAGACTGCGAGACCACGATTAACCGTTTCTTCATCGTTGTATTCGGCAACGAATGCTTTCATTGCATCGTAGATAGCAAACTTCATCCAGATAAACGAAATGATGCTATGGATGTCCGAAAGCGAGGTGTCGGTAATTTGAGATGTTCTTTCTTCCCAAATAAAGAAGCCACCATCTTCAATGACCGGGTTAATCTTGTACTGACGAGCAAGAATATTACGCTCTGCCCCGGAGTATTGCTGCGACAAGGACAAACAAGTAATTTGTCCGTAGTTGTAGCCAAACGGCGGGCGGGCTTCAATACCCTCGTTGTAGTGGGTGTTGAGCAAGTCCGTGACAAGGCTTGCCATCGTGACTGCGGTTCTCTTACCGGCAAGAGTGCGATAAGCATATTGGGCATAGTCTGCGATGAAGCGGTTGCCGTGACGGCCACCCATATTGCCAGTACCGAAGACATTGGTAGATGCGGCGCGACCGATATTGGAGATACCAAGAGTGGATTCTTCCGCTTTGGTAATGGCTTCAATAAAGTCCGCTTGAATCATCACGTCACCAAGGTTCGGAGTTGCAAGGCAACGCCAACGAACAAGGTTGTCCGCAAGCAAGTTTTGCAGAACAATGGAGTATGCATGGGACTTCTGGGCGATGGCGATTGTATTTTCTTCAATCTCGCCCTCAAAGTAGTGCAACTTCGTTGTGATTTCATCCGTGGCGTAGTCAATTCTGTAATCGCCAAAGGTTTCGCTAGACTTCGGTACAACATAGTTAGAGCCGTTGAGAACGGCATCAGCCTGCATCGTAATGTAGTTTGCATCGTAATCGTCATACGAGAAACTTACAACCGCATCATCCTTGCAATAGGTCTGGTAGTAAGAAGCCCAGTAGGAGTTCTGCGGACCCATATACATATAGTCGGTGCGATTCTTGAGATACAAGTTCGTACTAATGTTGAACTTTGCAGAGTAGGTAATAGAACCTTGGTTGTTCTGCTTGGTCACATTCACGCTACCACACGGATAGCCGTAGAACCCTGCGGAGAGCTTACGATGACCCGGTTCGTCTTCTTCGGAAATCGGAAGAATCGCTTCAATCGTGATAGTGACGGAAAGACCAAAACAGTTGAGTTGCTGGGCATATCCCTTGTCTTCTTCGCGGGAGTCAAGAAGATAGTAGCCACCTTCGCCAAGACCATCGTTTGCGGAACTATCGTTCGGCACATACTGCATCCAGTCTTCTTTGATTATCGGGTTGTTGCTAGAGTCTTCAACTTGGCAAACAACCGTCTTAATCCATTCGTAGATGCCATTAGCATCAATGGAATTGTAATCAAAGATTTTCTGGTAAGAACGACCATTGACGAAAGCCGTGATTTTTACGGGCAGGGTGTCAAGACCCGAACCCGAAACATCTTCCGGGCCAACCTTGTAGCCGTCCAACTTGAACTTGCCATCGGCATCAATAAGGCTACTTACATCCGGGTTGAATGCAAGTTCTGCGTGGGTGTCCTTGTCAATGTGGTTCGCACCATCAAAGTCATAGACTTGCACACGGAGAGTTCTACCGGATGTAGCATAAGCGGACTGGGTAATGGGTTCGCTAAAACGAAGAACGATGTTGGAAGAATTGCGCGGAACAAGTTCACTTTCATCCGGCTGTTTCTTCGGGTATGTACCCTCGCCCTTGAAAAAGAGCAAGGATTCGTTTTCTTCAACCGGTGCCACGATAGCCGTTGCCGGGGACGTGGTGTCAATCTTCAACTTGCCGTCTTCAATAAAGAATTTGACCATGCCGAATACATTGTCATTCGGGGTAAGCATCGGGTTCTTTGCTCTTGTAAGAACCTGCGGAACTTTTCGCTGGGCAAGCATATATGCTTCCATCGCGGCAAGTCCGTGGCGTTCCATACTAGGAGAACCGAAAATCTTTACATAGTCGGCTTCACTGGAAATCAAGGTGGGAGTATTGCAGAGACCCCTATCGGCTTCTATGGCTCCTGCGGAACGGAAGCCGATAGCAACGGAAGCCCTCTGCGACTTGTCAATAAGATATACGCCAACACCAGCGGAATCGTTAATAGGCATTGTTGGTCTCCTTTTTTACATTACATTTTTTTCAACGAGGGATTTCAAATCCGTTCGATGTTCGGGGGCTACCGCCATTGCCGATTCGTGCATCTTGTCAAGCAAGGTCATTTCATCGTCAAGGATGGGAGCCGTTTTCTTACTCTCGGTAATCTTTGAACCCTTGGGAGCGATGAGCAACTGTTCGCAAAGTTTCTTGCCCATATATCGTTCTGCGAGTTCCTTACCCTTTTCAAAATCTTCGGCACACACCGATTTGATAAGGGTTGCGATTTTCTTCTTGTCGTTGCCCACAAAAGATTCGCCCTTGTATGCCAGTTTGCTCACATAGGATTCATCGGGTTCGGCTTCTGCGTAGGCATTGCACCATTCGTCATCTTCGGAGCAAGGTGTGCTTTCAACTTGGTCGATGACATAGTTCACGGCATTAACAAGGAAAGTTCTCAAGAGTTCCATTTCAAGGTCACTTGCGTAGTCGGGAATATCAACGGTAAGGTCTCCCGATTCCGGGTTATAGCCACCCTCAATGGTGTCTCTATCGTAGCCGATAGCCGGCAAATACTTCTGGGTCGGTTTCAAAAGACTTTCCGAACCACGAAGAATGAGTTTCTTTTCGTTGAGTTCAACGGAAACCCCAGTATCTTGCAGAGCTTCATTTGCGAGTTTGACCACATCTTCAAGTCCGTCCTTGGATTCTTTCTTGAACCTAGAACCGGTGGACTTGTTAAGGTTATCTACATACTTGTCGGGGTCTTGAACTTCGGTGGCAGAGCCATCGTTATGTACAACATACTTCTTGCCATCCTTTTCAATGGATGCAAGAGTATTCTTGCCATCGGAATAGAAAGATTCTGCAATGGCAGGGTTAAAGTCAATGTCAATAGCATATACGGATTCATAGCCGTTTGCAATCGGGGTCATACGGACTTTCGTAATTGCGGGAGATGCACTTTCAAGCACCTGGATAGCGGATGCAGTAGCCCCTGCATCCAAGGATTCCGTGAAGCGAACCGAACCGGTCTTGTACTGGTTAATATGGAACGCTTCGCCAATGTCGCAACCGAAAGCCTTGTTCATCCCGGATGCGATGTCCTGCCAAAGTTTGGTCTTTGCGGATTCGGTAAGATTCATAGAGTTTAACTCCTTTTAGATATATCTATTTGTGAATATAATAAAAAACCTTACCGGCTTTATCGGTCGGGGTATAAATTGTTGATAATTATGTAATATCTTTGTGATATTTTGTTATATCTGCAATCATAGTAAAAGAAAAAGCCCTTGGCAACTGGACCAAGGGCTATTTTTGTTTTTTTTATGGCAACTTATCAACAATTTAATCAAACTCAACTAGATATGGAATCGTCTTTCAAATTCCTTGGTCTTGAATGAATTTGGGTTTGCCACCTTTGCCACGATGTAAAGGAACTCTTGCCTATCTTCGGGAATCGGGTTGTCTAGTTTGAAAATTGGGAATGGCGAATCTTTAGGTTCAATCCAAGAATCTACCCTGCTATGCCTTACTTTATCGCCAGCCGTAATACTATTTGTCATAGAACCATCGGGGCATCCGAAACCACTATAAGATGATGTCGTGTACCCGGTAATCTTGCTTGCCGCTTTGTCGATGCATTCACGGAGTTCATTGTAGTAATTAGCATTGCCATCGGTCTTGATATTGAAAGCAAACCCCGGAAATGTAAGTAGCGGATTGATTGATTCCAAGGACTTCTTGAAATCCGTGATGATGTCCGGTGTATGCTCCAATACGATGGTGTACTTGATATTAGCAAAAAACTTCAATTCGTCAATATCCAAGGAAACACGGGGTTTCTCATTAACCTTATCCCAAACCCATTTTTCTGCGGCATCCATATTATCAAAATACTGGATAACACGACCCCCCGTTCCATAAAGAGCATAGATAGCATTATACATTATGGTTTCTCCAATAAAAGATTGTCCTTGACGAAATCCAAGACATATCGGATGATGCTCATACTCAATGCAGGGCAATAGTAGCCGTTTTCGCAACTTGCTTCGTAGGTCTCTCGTTCATTGAGAGCTTTGCCGTAGAATGTGATAGAGAGCCAAGTATCTTGGGGATAGTGTTCTTCAACATCTTTCAAATCCTTGTACAAGTCTTCGTCAAATTGATGGTATAACTTGGTTTTCTGGTTTTTGCTATATACACTCGTTGTGCCGAATGCGTGACAATGGGAGTACACGGCAGATACATCGCGTGGGGCGATGCTATACGATGAATGTCTGCCGGTAATTTCAATAGAATAGAACGGATAATCGACTTTCATTAGGTCTCCTTTAATAATCCTTGACAAGTCTCACGGCAACACCAACCCAGTTGCATTCCTTTTCCCTGCGGATGGTATCGCCAGACATATAGTGGCAATCGTTATAGAAAGTCATCGCTTCATACGAATGCTCGTCAATGCTTGTTCTAGTAGCGAATGTGACGAACTCGCTTTGATATGTGACACCACCGGTTTTTTCTCCGTACCAACTTCCGATTGTGGCAATCTTCAAGTCGTTGCGAATAGCCCTGCCCCCGGTATAGAATCCCTGCTGCCCTTGGTGTGTCGGGTCATCAATCGGATAAGCACCCTTTGCTAGAATGAGTTCGCCCCATTCCTTGTGTGTCGGGATATGCCATCCCTCAAGATTCTTGACGATGCGGAGCATCCCATCCCTTGTGTAATAGCATTCGTGGGTCTTATCGGACCAGTAAGCCCCATCCTTGCTATCCGTGACGGAAAGGTTCTCTGCCATCCACACGACGCCATTGACGGTAATCGTTTCGGGGTTGAAATCATCGGACGGACGGCTAGTTTGCATACCAAGAATCTTGTCCGTCTTATAATCATAGAGAATCGGGGCTAATCCCGATTTGATATTCAAGAAAAGTTTGAGGTTGCTATTAGACATAATGGTTTTCCTTATTCGTTGCATACGGCATAGTTCATTTTTGTTGGGCATCCACGATAGATTTCATCGTCTCAAGAGAACGCATAAGATTATCTTGACAACCGGCTTTCTTAACCGAACCGATAGCCTTATTCATATACTCAATGGAGTTGGGGAACTTTTCGGTGACGAGTGCCATACGGAGAGCGTCAATCGCTACATACCCGGTAGTGTTCCTAGCACCATAATCTTTCGAGGTCATCTCCGATTGGATGTTGGAAAGAATTTCAACAATGAGATTCTTTGTGATGCTTTTTGTAATCTTGTTAGCCATTGGATTATCCCCTTTAGTCGTTGGTTGCATATTGTTTGCCACATTCTTCGCACACGAAATGGAGTCTTGTGAAAATCCAAGCATATCCACCGGAAAAGACTCTTTTCTTGCAGTTGTAGCATCTTTTCTTCGTGACCAAATCAATCTTGCAGAACATATCTTGACTCCTTTTCGTTGTGGTGGCTCTCCCACCTTTCCTACCTAAATATAACTAAATATCACATACTTGTCAATACTTTTCATAAAAATTTTATAAAAAAAATCCCTGTCACCGATATGGCAGGGATTCTCACTCAACCCAAAGGAAATGAATTAAAATTCATCGGGGGCTTCGGCACCGGCAGGGCTAGGGGCTTCGTTTTCTTCGCCATTCGCTTCCGGTTCGTTTTCGGGTTCGTTGCCATATTCCCTTTCAACTTGGTCAATGACACTATCTGCCCCAGCCGTGGCAGCATCGGTTTCATCGCCCTGCTCGTCTGCTACAATCTTGGTAATCGCATCGGACAAGATGCCGATGATTTCCATATTGTCTTCGTTCTTATGGCTTTCAAGAACGGTCTTGAGACGAACGATGGCATCGCCCATAGCATTGAACGATTCAACGGCGTTCTTCACGGCATCTTCTGCATAGATGACTTCATCATCAAATTCCCCTGCGAGAGATGCATCCTTAACGAGTTTATCGCAAGCATGGAGAACGGATTTCGTGAGAACTTCAAAACGGCGGCGAAGAATGTTCTTTACCGGCTTTGCAGATTCTTCGGGCTTCTTGCCCTTGTCATCCTTGCCATCGCCACATTTGGATTCGGGATTCTTGTTCTTGGATTCATCGGGTTCTACTTCCCAGAATCCGTAGTCCGAACCATCACCCGGATGTGCGCCAAAATAAGTTCCTTCCGGTGCGATGTCATTGAGAGCATCAAAAAGTTCTTCAACAATGTAGCCCAAGGTTTCATCGTCAAGACCATCCAAATCCAGAACTTCCGGGTTCGCCTTGACATAAGCATTGTACTTGTCCGGTGCATAAATCTTGAGAACTCCAAGGAACTCCGGTATCAAGTGTTCGGAACGCATCGTACCATGAGAGATAGATTTGTTTCTCAAATCTTCAATGTTCGCTTCATTCTTCATAGATTCTCCTTTCTTGTTGCGGTAAGCATCAATAGCATCCACAAGCGGTTTAAGGTCTTCTTTGAAATCCCTGCCCTTCAACTTGAACCAGTTCTTAACTTGTTCGGATGTAAGGCTCGTTGCATGGGGGAACTCATCATCCCATTCAAGTGTTGCCTTGATTTCACGGATAAGCGTTTCCCAAGCAAGACTATGAGACTTGGTAGCCTTGGACTTGCTTCTTGCCGTCAAGTCACTTTCGTTGCGGAAAGTGGTGTACATCTTGTCGATTGCATCACTTCTCAATGCACCGTTGTTATCGCAGAAATAGTCATCAAGCAACTTGTATGCATCTGCGATGGACTTGCTCACGCGAGATGTGCTATAATCCGCTTCGGACTTCTTGGATTCATCGGCATGGTCGTTCTTGATTTCTTCAACGATGTCCGGCCCATACTTTTCCAAGTAATCATAGTAGTCATCCATCGTTTCAATTTCTTCGTAGGAATCCATATCCTTGTCGATGACCTTGTTCACGGCTTGGTCTGCATACACCTTGAGTTTACCACGCAATTTCTTTGTGAACCAGTCTAAAGCAACTTGGTACATAAAGTCATTGTCTTCTTTGTCAATCGGTTCATCCTTGCCGTAGCCGTAGTAGTTTCGCTTGGCTTCGGACTTATTGGATTCTTTGAGAATTTCACTTGGTCTAATCACGTCGTTAGCCAATTCCCAATCGTGGTCATAGACATCTTCCGATGTGACCTTTTCGCCACTCTGCCAATCGTGTAAGAAATAGAGCAAGTCCTTGTCCGTATTATTGTACAAATCGCCACAAACAAGTGCATAGGTTGTACCAGATGTTCCATTTTCTTTTTCGTTTTCAAAATTAAATTCAAGAAGAACATCACCGTCATCGTTGATTGTGGTCTTATCAACCATTTCAACTTTATCTGGAACGGCATCTTTACCACCAGTAGCAAGGCAATAAGCCTTAACCAATTTGGAAAGTTCCGTTTCGTTTTCTTCATTCTTCTTGGATTCTTCAAAGCGGAGCCACGGCAAATCCAAGTCCACATCGTCGATGTACTTCTGCAAAATTTGCTGGAACGAACGGAGAATGGTTGGGTCTTCATCAAACAAGCCATAGTATGTCTTGACTTTCTTCTTCGGTTCTCCCGTTTTCGTAAAGAGCGTATCACCACCAATGGTAATATCGCAAGTAGGGGCTTTTGTTCCCTTATCGGTCTTGAACAAAAAGTCCACTTGGTCGAAATCGTTTAATACCGTGTAAAGAGTTCCATCGTGGGTCTTCTTTACTTCCACCTTGACATTGCCATTGTTGCCATAGATTTTATCAAGCATCTTGGCAAACGATTGTTCAAAAGAACCGGCATTTTCTTTAACTTTGATGTTCATAATGTATATCTCCGTTTAATTGTCTGCGAGTGGTCCCTTTACCGGGAGAACTCCAAAGTTTTCAACATAAATATAATAAGGTTGCTTCGCACCCATCATCGTGGCATCTTCATAAAGCCAAGTTTCGTCAAAAATTGCGTCGCTCTCGCCAGTTTCAAGGTTATAATGACCATCTTTAGCCATTTCCGCTTCAACTTCGGCAGGGTCGTGTAAAAGTTCTGGGGCTTCTTTTTCAGCCATCACGATTGCCGTGTCAAGGGCATCATAGATGTTTTCCGCACCGCCACGGACATTTACATAGAACTTTGCGGTATCATATCCGCTACCACTCCAAATGTGAACAACGGCATTTGCCATTTGTTCCCTAGATGGATAGAAACTATTGACCGAATAGGTGTTGCCATCTGCGATGTCCACTCGCATCGGGTAGTCATCATCGGGAGTGACATTATCATTTTCCCTTTCAACATCGGCGGCATTGTAAAGGTTATCGGATGCCCACATCTCAAGCAATTTTCTAGCCTTTTCGGGTTCATCGCCACCTACACTGGAATCGTCGATAAGGATATAATCATCCGTGACGATTACGGGCATATCCTCGCCATTGATATGGACGGAACTTTGTGTTCCGTCAAGGATGTCAATGGCGGTGTCGTTTGGGTCTTCTGCATCCGGGAAAAGTTCGGACAAGTCATCGCTAACAAGATAGACTTTTTGTTTATTCGGGTCAATCGCCATAATGGATTCCTTAATAGGTTATTACCATACACTTTTTAAGTGTTTCAAGCAATTCGTTCTTGTAATCTTCATCGTGAAATTCCGATTCTTCCGCATCGGGGTCATTGGAAATCCAGGGTTCATCGCCTTTCACATAGGTTGAATCCCAAGCCCTACCATAGTTCCATCCGCGCATACGAATTGTACCGTTGTCAATGGAAAAATAATAGATGCAGTCATCCGAAAGACCATCCGGGTCCAACGGCATAAAGCCAAAGACACCAAAGAATTTGTCATTGAGTTCAACCGAACCGAATTGATTTTCAAAAAGTGTGGTAATCATAAGTAAAACCCTTTTTTATAAAAAAGCCCATCCGACATCCATTCGGATGGGCTAATCGGTGTGAGTTTCTTTTTAGCCGTTCTTTGCGTCTTCAAGAGCCTTGATGACTTCTTCATCTTCAAGGGCTTCATTGATGGCACTGGCAAGCAAGTAGCAACGAATTGTGACATCGCGCTTTTCGGCTTCGGGGTCAAACTTGTCACCAAATTCTTGCAAGGCTTCGTCATACAAGTCGCCGTTGCCTACAAGGAACAAGTCTGCCATCATACGGCTCATTGTATAAGAGCCACTTCCGTTGCCGGTCACATTGTCATCTGCCCAAGCATTGTCATTGATTGCTTGAGCGAGTTCATCCTTACTATCCTCGTCATTGAGGTCATAGTCTTTGTAGTCTTCTGCATTGTCAATGATGAATTGCTTGACATCATCACGGACGGCTTCTTCGTAGTTGTACTTTTCCCAACTATTTGCGAGTTTTGTGAAATCCATAATGGACTCTCCTTGTTAAATAAAACTTGTTGTGTTGTTGCCGTTAATATAACTAAATATTAACGGCTTGTCAAGAGATTTTTGTAAAAATTTTTATTTTTTAATAAACCCAGAGATAATGGTCTCCGTACTTGGTCACGGTGTTGCCACGGATTTCTCCGTTTTCATCAAGGTAGGCATCAATGACTTCTTCTTTGTCCTTGGTGTCATCCTTGGCTTCATCGGGGAGTTCATCGTAGGTTTCTTCTACATCTTTCCAAGATGTGTACTGGAACAAGTTGTCAAAGAATACAAGGGCATCGTCAATTTCGCCAATGCCGGAATAGTATTCCCAAAGAGCATCCCAGTAGTCTTCATCTTTATCAAGGAATGCGGCAGATTCGCACATTCGCATAAACATCGTGTAGTCTATGCCCATCTTGATTGTATCGGTGGATTCGTTTTTCTTTGATTCACTTTTATTGGATTCTTCCAAAAGACCTAATGCAGACAAAGCGGATGCAAAAGATGAGCCTTCGCCATTCATAATCATATTACCACGGTTGGTAATGACTGTTATGCTTGTATGCTTACCTTCATAAATATCCACGTCCACGGTAATGCCATCATTACCATAAACACCTAACAACTTGTATTCGGCAGACTTGTCATTACTGTTTTCATCGGCATAGACATTCGGCTTTACAGATGCACCTAAAGTTTTCAACTTACGAACAAGTGACTTCAACTTGGATGCATACATAGTGTCGTTAATAGGAACATCCCTACGAATATCCCCTACGGCTTCATTCTTCTTGGATTTGCTAACCTTTCGCTTGCTCTCGAAGGTCTTGACGGATTCCGTATAAGTATTAACCATATAGGTGTTTCCGTCTGCGAAAGCCACATAGTCTTTCCCTGCCAAGTTGTCCTTGGTGTTCGGGGTCGGCTTCAACTGTCCACCACCGAACTTCTTGAGCAACTTCTTTGCTTTGTCAAGAGCATCCCTAGATGCTTCGCCATCGTCAAGTAGGTAGAAAGTATTTTCGGAACGGTCAAATCCCACCGGGATTTCTACACCACCGATGGAAACATAATCTTGCTGCCCTTCCATAGAATCATAGGCGGCATCAATATCTTCGGCTTCGGATGCCAGAAGAACGATTTGGTTGTTAGGCTTAATCATAAGTTTTATTTCCTTTTTGTTATTTGTGGTGGGCATCAAAGAAATCTACGATTTTCTTGACACGCTCAAATTTTTCTTCTTCGGACAAGTCATCCGTGACATATTCCTTGAGGGAATCCATTATGCCGAACTTTGTTCGCATAGTGTCATCGTACATAGGGTCTATGATACCAATACCACCTATTTCGAACAATTCTTTCTCGTTCGGGTTTTCATCTGCATGGGGTTCATACGAATATGCTTCTTTCTTTTTGGATTCGTTAATTGTGTACTTCATACTCGCTCCTTATTAGACAAAGTAGAAAAGATTAGTGCTTCTTGCCGTGATGACATATTTCTTGCCATCGTTATCACGGAGCAATGCACCATTCATTCCGTATGTGCCACGGCTAATACCTACAAGTTCGATGCCCTTGGACTTGAGTTCCTTGGCTTCTGCATCGGAAATTGTCGTGATGTCCGTGGCTTCATCATACTTTGCCATTCGCTTGAGGTCGGACAACTTCAAGGTAAGGCTTTCTTGTTTTTTACGCTTTTCTTCAATAGACCAGAAACCAAAGTCTGCCCCATCGCCCTCGCTACTACCGAAAGTAGTTCCATCGGGTGCGATAGTTTGCATCAAATCGAAAATATCCGATTCAAGCCAAGACAATGTATCGGGGTCGGTGTTTTCAAGGTCATTGACTTCCGGGTTTTCTTTTACGAATGAATCGTATTTATCGGGGGCATAGGTCTTGAGTACATTAAGGAATTTCGGGAGATAGTCGGTACTCTTGAGAGTGCCGGAACTAATAGACTTGTCTTTCAAGTCTTCAATGTTCGCTTCGGACTTATTGCTTTCATCCGGACCCTCTATCACTTCGGCATCTCGCCCATTGAGAGCAAGTTTACGAACACGGATTTCGGGCCAACCTTTATCCTTTGCATCTTGCTTGTGCATTTCAACATATTCGGGCCACGTGACCGTCCATCTTGCCCAAGATTGACCCGGCTTACGAACTTGAATTTCTCTATCGGCGATAGTTTCAAATTCTTCATTCTTCTTGCTTTCGGACTTCTTGGATTCGCTAACCGATTTCATAGCGTTAAGCAATTCCGTCACATTGTTAAATCTGGTGCCCCGTTCATTCCTATCGAACTTACCACCATATACAACAATTTCTTTGGTGTATTCGCCATCGCTTTCAATCATAAAGGTATATGTGACACCATTCTTGGTGGCTTTAGATACTCTGCGATACGGATAAATTTTACCGTTCCGAACATCGGAATCAAGTTCAAAGCCAAGGTCTTTCAAGCCATCGCGCATAGTATCGTAGTCATCTACATCGCGTTCGCCATCTTCTCTTGTTTCGTGTTTCTTTGATTCCGGCATCTTGAATGTATCAATCGCAAAGATTTCAGACGAAATCAATTCTTCAATCTTCTTGTAATCTTCAAGAGTCATACCAACGGTTTCGGGGTTGGAATACCACTTGCAGACATTTTCGGTGCAACCAAGTATCGGAGTTTCATTGTAATAAAGTTCAAACCACAAATCGTATGCACCATCGCAAATACGCCACGGCCCATTCTTTACCGAGCCACCTTTTACATTGTAGGTTCGCAGCATATTCTTGAATCCACCGAAATTCAATGCTTCGGATTTCTTCTCGCCCATCATTGCGATTTCGGCATTAACCATTCGTCGGTCTTCGTCATCAAGAACGGCATCAATACCAGCCTTAACACAAGTGTAATCGTCATCGTATTCACGGAGAGCTTCGCCATAAGCGTGTTCAAACACGGACTTGTGGTCTGCAAGCCATTCGGCTACTTCATCCGTAGTAGATGCAGTCCACCCATATTCATCCTTGAGAATCTTGTGTGCAACATCTACAAGATACGGAGACACCCTGCCTTCGGATTTCTTGGATTCGCTATTGGGCTTATTCGGTACGAAAAGAATCACACCCTTTCCCATAGTGTCATCTACAAAATAATCGGGGTCATTGTCCTTAATCCAATTATAAAGGAAATGTGCCGCACGGTTTTCTTTATCGTATTGGTCATAGCAAGTAGCAAGCATATTGATAAAGGCATTACCATCTGCATCCTTTACGATGTTGCCACGTTGCTTAATCCAATCCGTGATATTCGTAATGTAATTATTTCGGATTAACTGTTTAACTTTATTCTTGTATGCATCCCATTCGGGGTCTTTTTCTTTATCGGCTTCACTAATATGGGATTCCATCTTCTTGGATTCATCTATCGCAAAGAACTTCTTCAAGACATTCTTCAATTCTTCAATGGTCTCAATGCCTTCCGTGAATCCGTTGTTTCGGGGGTTTCTATCCGTGTACCATACACGGGCTTCGTAGGGTGGTTCAAGACGGACACTAACAGTCTCGCCCATCTCATCAAGGCTATCCCTGCAATCAAACACCGGAATAGTATTATCGCCATCGAACCACTTATTGTCCACGACAAGGTTGAGTTCATCAAATAATTCGCAAACGGCTTCTTCGGTCATCTCCTTGGATTCATTCTTGGATTCTTCGCAGAGACCAATCCATTCCTTTGCCATTTCGTTTCCCTTGTCCGTGAGATTCATACTACCGGGTTCAAGCAAGCCCCGGCGTTCCAATTCGTCAAGGACTTCGCCCCTACGATTGACCGGGTAATTGGACAAAGCCTTACCCGGCTTACCAAGGCATTTGATGTTTGCTACGATAGTCTGCAATGTCTTATCGGGAATAGCCCTGCCCTCGTTCTTTGCTCCGAACTTCTGGGCAATTCGCTTTTCACTTGTGCCGGATTCGCCCACCTTGCTTTCAACATAGGCAATCTTGCATCGCATCATCTTTCCGTTGTAGTCCACGATGATGGTGGACGGACTATCCTTTTGTACAAAGGTCACTATCGCACCATTTGCGACGGTAGGAATTAACTTAATCTTGTCTCCCTTTTGCAGAGAGTTAATCATTGATTTCTTATTCTTTCTCTGGTCATCAATACCAAGGCACTTGTTAATCCAAACCCATTCCGTGTTAGTTTCGTGGTCGGTAATCTTGTTGTTGTCTATTTCCCACTTTTCAAGTCGGGGCTTGAGCCACTTTGCTACTGCGGTATTCGTTTCAAACGGACCAGCCGTGACATCTACATCCTTGTAGCCGTATTGACCACCATCATTTCTAATGAGAATTTCAACGGCGGTCGGTTTGTTGTTATTGTAGGGTTCTTCTATGCAGAACCAATTTCCGAATTGCTTGATGACCTTGCAGTTCTTCTCAAGTTCTCGCTTTACATCTGCAAGCAAGTCTTCTCTGGAAGACCAATTAAAGAGCCAACCTTCGTTCTTCTTGGATTCGGATATTGCCGAGCCGTTAGTAATAATCATCGTGGAACTCCTATGACTTTTGTTTGGAGGATATTATTCAATATGTAATATAATAAAAAAGTTTGTTCTTCCAAAATCCTACATATAAAAAAACACCCCACATCTTGCGATGGGGATGTTTTCAACACGGGGAAACCCTACGGATTAGCCGTTAGAGCCACCATTGCTTCCGCTACCGCTACCACCCACCGGGCGGTTAGCAAGGTAAACATTCACATCGGCAGCCGGGCCATCATCCTTGGTAATCACGATGCGCTGGACAAATTCGCCCACGACCGGTTCAATCGCCTTCCAAGAAGCGATAGCACGCTGGGTCTGGAACGGATTGTCTGCAACCGGCATAGTGTCGGTCAAGAAGACCGGCATATAGGTTGCACACACAACCGGGGCTTCAAACGGAGAGTTATCGGAGCTATAAGCCGCGATGACTTCGTTCGGTGCAACGATGGTGTTGCTACGGATGACCGTGATACCTTCGTTCTTGAGAGTGCCATACACGTGCGGGCCAACAAGGTTGGTCTGCGGAGCCGGAGTGAAGCCGGGGAGAGATGCGATGTACTGGCAAGCAACATAACCCGCAACGAGTTTGTTTGCATAGCCCTTACCCGCACGGCTACCGATGGCAGCCGATGCTTCCTGAATGGCATAAAGGAACGAGATACGATGTTCCATTTCGGAGATGCCAGCCGGACGGTTGAGACTCCAAGTGACCGGAGCCCAGCGGTCGGCACACTTCTTGTAAGCAAGAAGAACCTTTTCGCTTTCTGCCATAGCCATGTGGCCGGTAAGGTCTGCGAGAACTTCGTCACTTGCTGCCTTGCCGAAGCGCTTGTTGAACTGGAACGACTTGAAAGTACCGAGCATTTCCTTGAGACCGATGATTTCGGCAGAAACCACCTTGGAGTCAAGGGCATATTCGATAGCCGGAACATCCGGTGCCTTTTCAAAGTCCACATCGTATGCGACACCACCCTGGTAGTTGCCATCAACGGTAAGTTCAATGTCACCACCATTCTGCGATGCAGTCACATTTACCTTGCCATAGAACACCGGCAACTGACCCGGACCAGAACACTGACCGAGAACATCAACCACATTGCCACTTGCATCAACAAGGCGAATGTTGATGGGAGTGTTCCAGCGGAGATTGCCAACACCATACTTGATGGTAGCCTTGCCACCCTTGATAGCGGCAAACTGGCGTTCGCTCATATAAGCGGTCGGGGAACTCTGCCAACCCTTGAGAGCCGCGAAAGTCACGGCATCAAAGTTCTTGGCGGCGAGCTGTGCCGGGTCAATCGGTTCTTCACCCGGACGAGAACGGACATCAAGGAATTGCTTCCAAGCACCATTCATCGAGGTTTCGCCTTCCATCTTGCCATCCGCACCCATCCAGCGTTCTTCCGGGAGAGCCGGCAGACCATTCTGGGCGGTCAAAGGATAGCCGTGGGTAAAGGTCTTCTTAAAGTAGATGAGACCCTGGGCTTCGTCAAGAGTCTGCACGGATGCCAACTGCGGAGCAATGGAGAGTGCATAGGTTGCAGAGATGAGGTCAAGAGCCACACGCGGAAGAACACCAAGGCTAGATGCACTGGAGTTTTCCTGCACATAGGCTTCGTACTTCTTGTAGTTGTCCAACTGCGCACCAAGATTGAACATATCATTCTTGGAGAGACTACCCTTGAAAGTAGAGCTCTTTGCGAGGGCTTCAAACTGCTTGCCATAGCGGGCTTCGTAGGATTCTACGATGCGGTCGTACTTGGCATTAGAGAGTTCTTCAATAGATGTTTTCATTGTTTGTTTCTCCTATTGATTAGGCTTTCTTGCCGAGTTTAGACTTGAATTTCGCACGGGCTTCGGCAATATCCTTTTGGCGGGATTCCTGCTTTCTTGCAGTGCGACGTGCTTCAAGGCGCTTCTTGAATGCTTCGCGGCGTTCACTTGCCGTGCCGTTGGAACGGCGGGCTTCGAGACGCTTGCGGAATGCTTCACGGCGAGCCTTTTTCTTTGCTTCTTCGGCACCATCGCCCTTCTTGTCTTCGCCCTCAACGGTGGCAGAGCCGAGGACTTCTTCATCTTCGACTTCTTCGTTAGAGTTGGACAACACGGCTACAATGCCAACGTTCGGGTCTTCTGGGTCATCGGAAACGACAACCTGGATGTCCTTTTCCTTGTCCGCATAAATGACTTCTGCTGTGCCGGCATCAAGTTTGATGTCACCGACTTTCACAACACCGTCATCTTCACGGAGCTTTCGGGATTTGATTGTTTTAACCATTGTTATGGTCTCCTTGATAGGGTTCGGTGCATTTTTAAAGTGACTGTGGGTCACTCTCCTACAAGGGTAGTTATTGCACGCACGGCAGGGATTGCCGGCCCTCTAACAACGAAATGTATTAAATAAAATGCAAAATCTTGAGATTATGTTGAAAAAACTTGAACTTTTTGTTAATTTGTTGTGATATTCTATTATATACAAATGATATTCTATTATATTTTATATGATATTTTATTAGTTTGTTGATAAAGTGTTATATTTAGTTTGTATATAAAAAGAAAGCCACCCGGAAAAATCGGGTGGCTCGTTTTAATTTTTGGATGGATTTTATTCCTTGCCGATGTAGGGCTTTCCCTTCGGAATGTATGCCGTAAGGTTGGTCACTTCTTTAGTTGGCATCTTATCAATATCCATAGAAGATTCCGTGAAGAACTTCTTCATAGAATTAACGAGTTCTTGGTCACACTTATCCGTACCAGATTTGCAAGTCTTGAGGAATCCACGGTTAAATTCTTCAAAACTGAAATTACCAAAATTATCCGACGGAGCAAGACCCTCATAGAACCAACCACGGTCATTGTAATTGATACTAACGAGAATAGGCAACCATTCCTTTGTTTCTTCGTCACGATACTGCATCATACCATAGGGGAGTTCATCGCCAATGACATCTTTCGGATTTTCGGCTTCGGACTTCTTGGATTCGCCTTTAATAGCCTTATGAATCTTGGTAGCAAACGGCATAAGGTTCTTATCCACTTCTGCCATTGCAGAATCAATCGCTTGCTTGATATTTTCGGATTCGCCCTTGCCCAAGGTTTCCCAATGGTAGCCGGTAGTTTCGTCAAGACCATCAACACTTACGATGAACTTGCCATCTTCGCGTTCGACTTCAACACGAATCTTAACATCACTTCCATAAGAGCCATTCATTTTGTAATAGCCCATATCCGAAGAATCTGCCATTGAAACAAGATTCGGTTCGCAGTTAAAACGCTTCTTGCAAGCATCGTACACTTGCTTCAATTCGTTCGGGATTTCCGTGTGCTTGAACAAAATCTTTTCTTCGCCAATAAAACTTTCAATGGGTCGCTTGGTTCGGGCTTCGCCTTTCTTCAAGGATTCTTCTGGGTCATTGTCTTCGTGTTCATAATCGTAGGCAAGGTCATTAACCAAGTCACGGAACTTGTATGTAATACCGAAAGTTCCAAAAGCCTTAAAGAACCAGTCGATAGCCCAAGTAGAAAATTCATTGGTGTCCGCATCGTCAATGCCGTTAAGCAACTTATTACGGAGTTCGTTAAACTTGATACCATCCTTATGGTCTTCATCCCAAGACCAGTTGATTCGTTCAAAGTTGCCGGGAATCTTGTAATCGCCACCATTGACATACTTGTACATATCATCTTGGATGCGTTCGCACAAATCGCCATAGTACCCGGAATCCTTAACCGTCTCAAGGGCAAGTTCCGTAAAGTAGGGGTCATCGCCACTACCCTCAACATCTTTCTTGATGTCTTCGCCTTCGGAATCCAAGATGCTCGTTATTTCTTTTTCCAAAGTTTCGGCGTCAAGCCAATCGTGTTTTGGAAGAGCTTTAGAGATAGATTCCTTTTTCTTCTGCATTGAGCATTCATACCTTTTCATAGGTTGTCTCCTTTTGTTCATTAAACTTTCGTTGTTGAGATACTTGTAATATTGGTCAAGCAATTTCTTGATGTCCGGGCATTCGGGTGGATAGCCTTTTGCAGTATCGCTTACATAGCGATTATTCTCTTTGGAGAATATAGAGACGTGCATAGCCGGGTTGCCACCATAAGCAACTTCCAATGTGAACTTGTTCCCATCCCTATCTTGTAAGTCAATAAGGACATTGTACCCATTTGGTGTCGATTCTGTAATAGCATCCGAAATAACTTTAACACCCGGTAATCTTTTAGTAATTGCTTGTGGAATGTAATCCAAAAGTATTTGTATTAGTTCGGGGTGTTTATCCAATCCGCGTAATGCCGTGAATGCATCTTCAAGCTCAAAATTATAATTTTGATGGCGTGATTGTGCATCGTAAATGTCGTTATAGTAAGGCTTTGCTTTCGGGTGGTACTTGAAAAGAGTATCTTTTAAATTCTTTTCCGCTTCGCCCATAGTTCTGCCAATACCAAGTGAATCGGCATACTTAATGTTTCTGCCGTCTTGATACGATACCGTTGCATACACATAGTTCATAGTAAAAACCTTAAACTTGCTTTATCTGGTTAAGGGCTTTTATATACAACTTCGCCGCTTTTTCTGCCGCGGAAAGCATACCTTTAGCCATTTCAACGGACATATTGTTTATGCCGGGGTCATTACCGATGAACGTGCAATAAAGGTCTTTTGGACTACCATTCTCCGTGCAGACTTTTTCGCAATCGCCAATCAAAACTTCCGTAGAAAATTGACCATCTTTGTAATAGTATGTTGCCACAACGGAAATGTTAGATGGCGTTTCTATACCGGTGCTTAACAGAATATATGCAATAATCCTATCGTCATCGGATGCTTCCATTGGTGTATAACCTTTGGCATACAATAAGTCCGGGATAGTTTCAATGGCTTCATTCTTTTTGTGAGATTCTTTTACTTTAATCTGCATAAGAATTACTCCTTACCCAAAGAGTCGGGTTAAGAACGAATCGTCATCTTTCTTGTTAATCTTGGTTTCCACGACCTTGAATGTCTGCGGAGTGGAATATTCCTTTTCAATGCTTTCAAATGTAGCACCGGCCTTTCTGCGTTTTTCCACAAAGTCTTCGTTGAGACCTTGCTTGTTAGCGAATCGCAGGGTCTTTACAAGTTCGTGGGATTCCTTGATTTCCTTACTCAAACTTTCGCAATGCAAAACGATAGACCTACGGATGTCTTCGGTCACTTCCGTAAAATCTTCCAACTTGTAATTGTCACTGGACCCAGAGGTGCAGTCGGACATTATTACGGCATCCTTTTCAACGCTTTCAACCATATAGGTGTTGCCGTCAAGTTCAAGTTCTGCCCCGATTTCCTTGGCGGTCTTGAGAAGCGATTCGGCTACGGCGATTTCAATGGATTCATCCTTTTCTTGCTTGGATTCCGTAATCATCTTGGGGTGGGCGTCCAAGAATCCGGGGTCTTGAACAAAGTCAAATCGTTCGAGCTTGTAGGTCTTCGGGTCAAGAATATCGTTGCCGTCTTCATCCTTGCCATTATAATCGCCATCGGCTCTGGAAGACACATACATCACGACACCCGAACGGAGCAATGTATAAAGAGAATTGCCCATCGGTGTATTAAGAATGACATCTTCGGCTTCGCCAGTTTCCCAGTTGATGTTTCGGGTATAATGGCTATAACGACCTTCGCCAAGGTCTTCATCCGTGATTTCGGCTTCGTGACCGACACGACCAATCATTTGGTTATTCTTGACCTTGCGTTGAACTTCTTCGTCTTTCCCTGCCGCTTGCCAAAGTTCTTCGGTGTACTTACGGCGGTTGCGAGATACACCACCCGGTACAAAATGTTTACCCTTGACGATGGCAAGAATAGTACCATTGCTATTGGCTACTTCGGACTGTGCAGATTCATTGACTTGCGAAATGTCATCAACGAACTCGCACTTGAATGGAATGAAATCTTCTGCAATCTGCATAGTAATTAACCTCGATTGGAAATGGCTTTTTCAATTTCGCCAACATATTCGTTGGGCTTTGCATCCTTTGTGACTGTGGCTTTAACCGTAATCATTTCCTCATAAGTAGAACTACCGGTGCCCCAATCAAATATAATAAATACACGATAATCGTTGTTATCGGTTGTAATCTTCAAGGTCTGCTGGTCTTTCTTTCCCAAGCGGAGTTTTTTAAGTACATAGTCGATTAGGTCTTCCGGGCTACGGAATTGCTTATTTGCTAGACCACCAATTCCGCTATAACCACCATAGACATTGCGCTTAACACCATTTTCAATGTGATACCCCATCGCATTTTCTAGGGTATAGACAAGCGATGTCTCATTAGCCTCACGGACTTTGTGTTCTTTAACTGTAATCTGCATAAATGCTACTCCGATTGAGTTTCTTATGGAGAATATAATAAAAAAGCACCCATTGTGGATAAATGGGCGCTTGAAATTTTATGGGAATAGGTCTAATATACCCTTATTTCAAGAAATCTTCAAGATTCTTAATCGGGTCGGGATGTTCGGCATCAATGAAATCCTCATCGCCAAGATAGTTAATCTTCAAGTCTTCATCGTCACCGATGCCGTTTCGAACATTATCAAGCAACTTCTTGATGAGAGCCTTGTCATACCCTGCGTGGATAGCATTGTTAAAGTCAATAGAAGCAACGATGAAACCACTATCGTATTCAAGCATTTGCTTCAAGGCTTCTTGGTTATTCGTCTTGCCGATGACTCGTTCCCAATCTTCATAGAACTCCATATCATAGGCATTATCCCAATTAAACTTCCACACATCGTCATCTTCTTCATACCACCCTGCCGTTCGGTCGGGATTATTCGGTGTAGATGGGTTGCCGTTCTTGAGAGCCTTGAGACCTTCAACATCGTTGTTCAAGATGGCATAACCGATAGGTTCGTATTCGTTTGCGAACGAGCCATCTGCGGAATTAACGTGTGTGACAATCTTGCCATCTCCATAAATTTTGGAAATTGGGTTTTCCGATTCATTCTTGGATTCCGCTACATCATTTGAAAAGTCTGCGAATTGGACACTACCGTTGTTCACATCGCCCTCAAGCCACGGATAGACATTCGCAATGACTTCATCCTTGATGTCTTGGTCATAGACGATAGTTGCAGACGGATAATCCGCAAGCAAATCATCTTCAAGGTTGTCATAAAGCGGAACGGTATCAATGAAGCCGTATGGTTCGCCA